GGATTTGTTTGCCATCTCATCAGGTGGAACATTTTCCTATGGTAACTTTGACATGACAAACTACTATATGATTAAACAGTATTTCGAAACCCTCGACATGGTTATTAATACTGGTGCTTTTGTAGAGTATCGTTTCAATAAAAGACAAGATAGACTCTATATTGACATTGATGTAAATCGTGTCAAGGAAGATGCTTATCTTCTTATTGACTGCTATCGTGCTTTAGATCCAAATGTGTTCACTCAAATCTGGGATGACTTTTGGATGAAGAGATATGTTACTGCTCTCATCAAGCGTCAGTGGGGTCAGAACTTAATCAAGTTTAACAACGTTCAGTTACCTGGCGGTGTATCATACAACGGTCGTCAAATCTATGAAGATGCTCTCAGAGAGATTGATGAAATTGAAAGCAAGATGATTTCTGATTATGAACTACCACCATTAGATATGATCGGATAATGGCAAAAAGTCAATACTTCACCCAATTCGGTGGAACATCTAACGAACAAGATTTAATTCAAGATCTTGTAGACGAGCAGATTAAATTGTTCGGGCAGGATGTTATCTATGTGCCAAAAACAATGTTAATTGATAGAACTTTAAATGATGTGATCCTTTCTAAATTTGAAGATAAAGTAACAATTGAAATGATGCTAATCAATGTAGAAGGATTTGGTGGATCTGGTGCTGTCGCAATGTCCAAGTTTGGTCTACGATTGAGCGATGAGATTACATATGCTGTATCTAAAAGAAGATGGATTAATTATGTAGAAACAGAGATTGATACTAGAGTTCCAAACAGACCAAACGAAGGCGATCTTCTTTATGTGCCAATGACAAAAAATCTTTATGAAATTAAATTCGTAGAAAGAGAAGTTCCTTTCTATCAGTTGGGGAAAAATTATATTTTTTCTATGACTTGTGAACTTATCGAGAATGCTGACAATTACTTCAACACAGGTGATCCTGAGATTGATGATCTCACACAAGAATCCCATGTATTCCCTGTAACAGTAAAGGTTGGTGGCACAGGAACATATGTTGTTGGAGAAGAAGTTAGACAGACTTATACTGTTGGAGGAGTACCAACAATTACTAAAGCAACAGTTGCCGAATGGGTTGCTGCTACTCGTAAACTGAGATTAACATATATAAATGGTGATTTACAACAAAATGTTGTTTTAATTGGGCAAACAAGTAACGCATCATGGATTGTAGATACTTTCTCCACTATTGATTTTGAAATTGACAATTATGACAATGCCGAGAATAAGTGGTATGAAGATAAAGCTAATTTAATTATTGATTTTAACGAGGACAATCCTTTTGGTGAATATGGAGATATGGGAGTATTCTAATGTTAGGAAATCATTTTTATCACGAAATTATTAAAAAAAATGTAAAAGCATTTGGAACTATTTTCAACAACATTCAAGTTGAAAAGAGAGATCCAGATACTAACGCAGTAATTCGTCAAGAAAAAGTTGCTCTTGCTTATGGTCCCAAGAGTAAATTCCTTGCTCGTCTAGATCAAGATCCAAGCACAGAGCGCAAAGTAAGTATTACAATGCCTCGCATCTCTTTTGAGATGACTAGTATAACCTACGATCCTTCAAGGAAAACTTCCCCAATTCAAAAGTATTTAAAAAAGGCAGATGCTGATTCAGTAAGTGTTCAGTATATGCCTGTTCCATATAATCTTGAATTTGAACTTGGTATTTTATCAAAGAATCAAGATGACGCTCTACAAATTCTTGAGCAAATTCTACCATACTTTCAACCATCTTTCAACGTCACAGTAAATCTAATTCCTGAGATGGATGAAAAAAAAGATTTACCAATTATTTTAAACAATATTAGTTACGAGGATGATTATGAAGATGATATGATGCGTAGAAGAGCTATCATTTATACATTGTCGTTCACATTAAAAACTTACTTATATGGTCCAGTCACAGATTCCCAAATCATTCGCAAGGCGACAGTATTTGAAAGTCTTGGCGATTTCCAAGAACATAGGAGAGCAGTTCGTTACGATGTAACACCAAAAGCTCTTTCGGATCAAGACGCAGATGGTGATGTTGATGTAGCAGATGATGCGCTTCTAATGCCAGACGATGACTTTGGATTTAACGAGGGAATTACACTACTATGAGTAAATTTGAAGACAACATGGAAGAAATTTTTGACATAACACCGATTGAAGAAACAACTGAAATGATCACACAAGCAAATAGCGAAATTAGCATTGATGCCAACAAAGATTATGAATATACCAGAGGGCAGTTATACACTCTCATATCACAGGGTCAGGAGGCGGTACAAGGTGCCTTAGAGGTTGCTCAGGAGTCGGGGCACCCTAGAGCGTATGAGGTTGCTGTGAACGCTATGAAGCAGGTCTCAGACATGACAGACAAACTGATTGACCTTCAGCACAAGATGAAAAATCTTGGCAAAGAAGACAAAAAATCAACACCAACTACTGTCAATAATACAATGTTTATTGGCACAACGGCAGATCTTCAAAAGATGATTAAAGATGCCGCCAAGAATAAATAGAAAATAAACGGAATAATACAATGCTCATTAAAGTATTGGCGGCGGAAACAACGCTCACCTCAGCTACTAATGTTGATTCAGCAACTGTTGTTAGAGTTATTAATACCAGCACAGCAGCGGTAGTAACTCGTAAGGATTCTGCTGGCGCTACGATTGGTAGTTTCACAATGGCGGCAAATGAAGTTGCTTATGTTGAAAAAGATTCTACAGACACACTAGAAGGAGGCGCGGCATTTAAAGCAGCTAAAGTCGCGTATTCAATCTGATGGCACAGTATAGTAAGCATTACGAAGATTTCCTACCACAGGAAAAAACAAACTTTGAGGTAGTCATGATTGCCGACGCAAACGGCAATGTGGGGCCTGGTAGTTCTGGTGCTTCTGTATCTTTTAGTGAAACAGCAGTAGATGCTTTTGGTCGTCTCAAAGTTACTGAATCATTTACTCTGGGTGATTACAAACACCTTTATGCTATTGACCCAAACTTTCTTGATAACTTAACTAATGGCGGCACAGCAACATATAATATCAATAAGGCTTGTGCTACTTTAGCAACCACATCAAACACCACTTCTCGTGTTGTTCACCAAACTAAGTTTTATCATCATTACCAGCCTGGTAAGTCACAGATGATTTACAGTTCGGTATGTTTTGGTTATGCTCAACAGAATGTAACCAAAAGAACTGGATACTACGATGATAGAGATGGTATCTATTTTGAGCAAGTTGGTGATGCTACTGCCAACGGAACAACCAATGGCACTCTAAACTTTGTTGTTCGTTCTTATGTTAGTGGCACTGCTAGCGAAGCAACATCAGGAACTTACAAAAGAAGAGTTCCACAATCAGAATGGAACATTGATAAGTGTGATGGAACTGGTGTTTCTGGTTTCAACATCAATACTTCAAAAACACAACTAGTTTATATTGACTTCCAATGGTTGGGAGTTGGTAGAGTTCGTTGTGGTTTTGTTCATAATGGGCAACTTATTTTAGCACACCAATATTATTGTTCTAATGAACTTGATGAAGTTTATATCGCAAATCCTAATCTACCAGTAAGATGTGAGATACTAAACACAGGTACAACATCTGGTGGTTCATTTGATCAGATTTGTTCCACTGTTATGTCAGAAGGTGGATATGTTGAAAGTGGTATTGACTTCATGTATATGATGACGACATCTAGGTCAGTTGTTGGTGGTGCTACTCTACCAGTATTGGCAATTCGTTTGAAAAATACATTTCAATCTTACCCCAACAGAATTTCGGTTAGGTTAAATAATATTTCTTTGTATCCTTCTGGAGAAACATTTTCATTCCAAATTGTTAAATTACCAAGTCAATCAAACTTGACTGGCACACTTAATTGGACCGATGTTGATACCAATAGTGGCGTTCAATATTCAGTTGGTGCTACTGGTTATACAGTAGGAAGTGGTGATGCTTTATTTGGTGGTTTTGTAACTGCTGGTTCGTCACAGAACTCTTTGTCGTCTGCTTCGACAGGTTCTATTTCTGCTGCCAAGAAAAACATTATTGTTCAAAATTTTGACTCTACTTCATCAGAAGTATATGTTGTGTTAGCAACAAATATTGGTAATAACTCTGGAACAATTAGAGCAGCACTTCAATGGAGGGAGATTTACTAATGAAAAAGAAAGTTCCCACAGAAAAAGAAATCGCCAAGAAG